AAAAAACTTACAGGTACTAACATGAAAGTTAAAAATGTAAATATAGATTCTTTGAACAAAAGACAACAGGCTTCTATGAAAAGACATGGCAAGCACCATACGTCTAAGCATATTAGAGAGATGGTAAAGTCTATGAATAGAGGTAGAACTTTTACGCAGTCCCATAAATCTGCAATGAGAAAAGTGGGAAAGTGATAGGTGATAGAGTGTTTAGTTTTATATTGTTTATAGCAATGCTAATCACTTTATTATTTATAGGAGAAATGTAATGGCTACTAAAAAGAAAAAGAAATCAACAGTCAATCAAGCAGGTAACTATACTAAACCTACTATGAGGAAACGATTATTTCAGAGAATAAAAGCAGGTACTAAGGGTGGCGCTGCAGGGCAATGGTCTGCTCGTAAAGCACAGATGTTGGCTAAACAATACAAGGCTAAAGGTGGAGGCTACAGGAACTAATGGCTAAAACTAAACGCCAAAAATCTTTATCTAATTGGACTAGGCAAAAATGGGATTACGTTTCGCCTAGTGATAAGAAAAAACCTAAAGGTAAACGTGGTAGGTATTTACCTGCTAGTGTTCGTGCCAGTCTTACGCCTGGACAAAAGGCTGCAACCAACAGGAAGAAAAGAAAAGCAGGTGGCGTAGGTAGTAGGGCAAAGTATTCAAGAAAAATAGCAAAAGGCGTGAGGAGAGCATAATGGCAAGAAAATCTTATAAATCTCCTGCATGGACTAGAAAAGCAGGACAAAATCCTAAAGGTGGTTTGAACAAAAAAGGTCGAGCATCTTATAAACGCCAGACTGGTGGAACATTGAAAGCACCAGTAAAATCAGGAGATAACCCACGTAGAGCATCTTTTTTGGCTAGAATGGGTGGATCTAAGGGACCTGATTACGATTCCAAAGGTAAACCTACACGAAAATTATTGTCTTTACGTGCGTGGGGTGCAAGTTCTTCGGCTGATGCTAGAAAAAAGGCTCGTGCAATTAGTGCTAGGAATAAAAAGAAAAAGAAATGATGGCAGAAAAACCTAAAAAAGATATTAAAGAGAAAGATGGAAATGTAAATTTAACTGGAACGCAGTTGATAACATTCCTTATATTCTTTCCAATTGTAGTAGTGTGGTTGTTCCTCGCTGCTCGAATCGTATGGAGCGCATCAAGTAATCCTGAAACCCTAGATTCAATAGAAGGATTGTTGACAGCGCTGGCAGTTTTGTCTTTGCCAGTCGCAGGTGGGCTTTCAGAAATACTCAGGGCGTATGCTGCTGAGGTAACAGACAAGAAAAAAGGAGATGACTGATGAAGATAACATTCAAGTCAAAAACATTTCGGTTTCCTAAAATTTATATACCGAAAATTAAGGCGAAGCTCAGTCTACCAATACTTGAAATGGCTGTGCCACGCATTCGGACGAAGTTAGGATTAGGAGATAACTTCAGAAAAATTATGGGCATATCGTTGTCTATGGCAGGATTAATAATTATTGGCTCAGTTTACTTTGCTATTGCAGGAGTGAACCAAGCACCAGTATTTCCACAATCTGCGACATACGATATGAACGATACAACAACTAACGTCCCAGTAGGTAACGAGGGATCGGAACTAACACAGACCTTAGCGTTGAATATAGGTGGTGCTAGGATAGAGTCAATTATTATTGATGACATCAACGTAGGTAGCACAACTATTACTGACTCGCTAAAGATATTTGCAACAGGTTCTCATTGGATAATGGTAGATGAATTGCTAATAGATAATCTTACTGCACCTGACTTCGTGCTAGGTAATAGTGAGATTTATGAGTTGGTCGTAAAAGACAACAAGGCTGATGGTAATTCGTTTAGTCCAACTTTGACTAATGGGATAGCAGATATAACACTTGCTTCTACTCGTGGTGCAATCGACCTGCCTGCAGTTACAGGTTCAGATTATGACCGAATAGTCATCAACACGAGTGGTGCTGATGCACAGATAGGCAAGTTACACATCAAAAACTTGAAGGCGTATGACGAAGGTATTGTGCTAAACAATTTGAAGGTTGGTAAGTTAACAATTCAAAATTCTTCAATTGGAGATGGTGATGGAATAGACTCGGCAGATTTTATAATCCAAAGCGATACAAAAATTGCACAGTCTACATTGACCAACAATGCTGAAGTGCCGATTAGCGTAAAGTAGTTTTATCATGATGGGTAAACTAAGACCACAGATATTTCTAGCGATAATAGTCCTCGCAGTTTTATCTGTGGTTGGTCTGTATAAAGGGCATAACGAGATTGCTAGTGGTGCTATTGGTGGCATCATTGCTCTAGGTATGAAAGTCCTAGAGTCAGAATAAACAATCCCTTAAGTTTTGATTTATTATTTTTTCAAAACAATGATTTTTGTTTTGACTTTTTTCATAGACAAGATGATGTCTTTGCGTTTAAAAATATGGAATAGACAAGATCGTAAATAACTTATACAATCGTATACGAACATTCAATCGTAATCCAACATTCTTTGTTCAACATGACTCCCAAGAAATTTAATCGCTTGGGAGTCTTTTTTTTGAGAAGGGAATCGGAACAAGCAAGACAGACTTTCACTATCTTTATGGACGCTCAGAATTGTAGATATAGTTTACAACTCTGTTTCTATGAACGTAACGTGTTGCTTTTACATCCATTGGTTTCCCTGTGAGAAAGAGAAGTAAGCAACCTCACTTGCTTTCCCAAGCAGGTATTCACAGGAGAACTCTTTCCTAGTTCTTTAAACCTTTTGTTCCGATATTTTAATAAAATCATCTACTAACAACAGTACACCTGTTATATTACCTATGTTACCTTTTCTTGCGTGTTCAAACGTAACGATTGGTACTTTATCTGTTCCTTCAGCAGCTGCGTATGCTTGTTCAATTGCAGTCTGCAACCTGGATGATAAAACTTTACCATATTTGTGTTCTATTGCGTATAGTTTGTGTTCTACATCAGGTGCAGAACCTCTTTCTCTGCCAGTAACTGGGACTCTTTTACCCCCTAGTTTCTCAGCAATTCGTCTTTCAGATGCTTTCCAAGTACCTCTTGCAGTCATCTTAATCTCTCCTTTATAACTAACAACTCCCCCCCTTAAAGGGGGGTTGTTAGTATTGTTAGTTAGTTAATTATTCTCCACTTCCTGTTGCCTACAGGATCATGTATCTCGGAGAATGATGTTGACTTCCCTCTGTTTAGAGCCATCCCTACTGCCTCTACTGTTGCGTCTAACTCCTCTGCTATCTCCTTAGAGGACATCAACCTACCTGTCTTTAGCAACTCTCTAATTCTAACCTTGATTGGTATAGACTTAGCAATGTTGTTACTCAACTGTGATGTTTCAATCCTCTCAAATGAGGCTATGTTGTTCTCGTGGGAGAAACGTAACCCAATTGGTGGATACAACCTAGAGTTGTTAGACTTTTCATGGGTGAAAGCAATGTCGGTGTAACTCTCACCCATGTCCTGCTCCTTGCTAACAGACCAAACATTACGAGCCAAGTTCCACCAAAAAGTAGAACCGAATAGTTTGCCCTCTTTACTTGTGTGACTCAACACCAATACTGTCGTGTCAAAAGACCTGACAATATTCATGAATCGCCTAGCAGTTTCAGAGTCGTTTGCGTCTGCGTCTAGTGCAGGAATAAGCGAGTCAATAACAATCAAAGGACATGAATTGCTATCTAACCACTTCCTTAAACGTGGCTGTAATGCCACGAGACTGTCTGTACAGCGCCTGTAAGAGACAGGGAAGTCCGATTCCTCTAGGTCGCCTCCTGACACCCCTCTATTGTTCAAACAATTGATGAGTGCTTGTTTTCTCCAAGTAAACTCCTCCTCGTCTGTCTCCCAGTCAAGGTATAACACTTGACCTGTGTCCAAAGGTTCAAACCCCTCAATCACTTCTATCATACTTGATACTGCCATAGATATAGCAGTCCCAAAGAATGACTTGCCTGTACCACCAGTAGCGAACAAGATAGTTGGCTTTTTCAATGGCAGTAACCCATCAATCAGCCACCTGTTAGGGTTTACTTGTATCTTGGTGACAGATGTATCAATGAAGTCTGCGTCATCCTCTCTAGCATTTTTCGCAACTCTACAAGCTACGTCTAGTATTGCGTCCCAGTCATCACCTTTCTGTCTGTTTCTCAAGACAGATACTGCATCTCTACGTCTGCTCAATGATACCAAGTCGAAGTTCACAGGACCGAGAAGTACACCACTCTGAAAGGTTTCAACAGTCAGGTCACACATATTCCTACCACCTGTAGGAGAAAATGTAATCATGACTCCATTCTCTGCCCAGTTGACTACAACTGATTCATTGTCCTCAACTTTACACATAGGATCAGGTATCTTGCCCTCTGTGAAGTTTCTAATCTTAGTTTGTTGATACCTAGTTACAGACTTGACTATCCTTGCAATGTCATTCTCGTTCATTGGTGGAGTACATTTCTCCCCAAATCCAACTAGTATGCTTTGCAAGATGTCCTCTTGTATACCTCTCGCCCAAAAGTATCCTGCCACTCTAGTAGCAGTAACATCTCTTTGTCCTTCAGGCGCACCATTTTCTAGTGCCTCTGTAACCCATGGCTCAACACTCTCTCTGTCGTTAGGTTCAACTGCCTTTGGTTGTCTACCTAAGAACTGTTCAGGCACTACCCCAAACTCAGAAAACACACCACCATTATCCTCAAGAACTGCGTAGTCTTTATCTGATGCTTTGGATGGTGGAGCAACCACATATCCTGCGTCATTTCTGACATCTACGTTCTTCAGAAACCCTGCACCAGTCTTGAACAAGTTATTATACTTGTAGTAAAAGTGCCAACCTTTTGGCGTCTTTACTATATGAGTGTCAGGAAGTTTGATACCTGCGCCTTTCAAAGACGCAAGTCCCTCCTCTCCATCAACATCAATCACAGTAATCCCTGATATAGCACCAGTTACAATACCTATGTTTGATTCAGGAGAGTCTTTCCAAAATCCCCTCATGTCCCCAATACCCATACGTTTATTCTGAAATTCTTTCCACGAATAAAGCAAAGGCTTTTTATCTTTAGGAACTAATGGGATAACACTCATACCTTGTTGTGCGTAATCCAACGCAGCGTCCAATAGTTTTGTCATTTATCTTATTCCCCAGTTAACTTCTTGTGTATCGCTTTCCAATAATCCATTTCGTTCTCGTATTGCGACCTGGAACCTACGTTGTCTGTGCGCCATTGAGTAAACTGCAATTGACTAGACTCATCATCACCATATCTTTCTTTCCATATTGTGACACACTTGCTAGTCCAATCACCTACTGTTTCCTCCATAAGTGGCTCTTGTTTTTCTATTTGCTCCAATAGTCTACCTGCGTCCTCAATGCTCATGTCCTCTGTCTCATTGACAGTTACTGTATTGATGTAAGCAAAGTCTAGTGGTAGACCTTGTGCTAAGTTCGTCAACTCGTACTTGATACACTCTTGCATTTTGTCTTTGTCCCCATCAAATATACCGAAGTCCTGTGGGAATGAATGAGTAAGTAGGTTGAGCAATTGACCTTTGCCAATTGATTGTTGATGGGTATCTTGCGTTGAAGAAGATTGCGCAACTGTGCCAACTTCCTCAGACTGCTTGACGATTTGAGTAGTATCATCATCTATCAGAAATATCTTACCATGTAAGACTTCTGCTGAATTACCCTCAGTCCCATCTCTTTTTGTGTAAGTTCTGCGTTGTAACATCACAGATACTTGTTGCCCTGCTTGATATTTATCACCCTTGTAGTCATCTCTACCACCCCTACCATTGTTTAGTGTTTCGTTCCATTCTCCTTGCAAATTCCATATTTGTTTTGGAGACGCAGGATCTTGTACAAATGAAACACCATATCCAAATTTGTCGAATGTTCTGTCAATAGTCAAGAACTGTTCTATGTAGGTAGTTGTAAGACCACCACTCTTGTTCTGACTCATGTCAATCGCTTCAAATGGAAATTGTTCTGATTTAATTGTAGCCATTTTATGCCTCTCTTATTGTTATGTATTTTCTACTTTTGATTGCTCGTGCCTCTTTGATTATGTCGGCAACGACACCACCCCTCTTGATTAACTCTGTTGCTAATCTCTTGTTTACTTTCTCCTCTGTACTCTCGTATATCAACTTGTTCAAGTCTTTTGGAGAAACTAATTGTGACTCTACCTCATGTAGTTTGCGTAGTGTCATGATGTCGTAATCATAATTGTTCTTGATTACTACGTTCATAATCTCCCCATGCTCACCAATGAAGTCTGCCTTTAGTGCTTCCATGTTATCTAAGTCCCTGATAATTTCCTCACCAAGTTCTCTGTATGCTCTATCAACATCTGCTTTTCGCTTTTTGATTTGAGAATACATGATACATTTCTCACGTAATTCTTGTTGGTCTACCATTTTTTAACCTCCTTTCTGTAACTATTTATCACAACTACAAACACCCCCACATCCACATTGCTTGCAACGACAAGCATCTGCCTTTACTACCCCTATGTGTATATATTCTATTTGCTCCTCAAAAACAAGAAAGTCTGATTCAAAGTCTACGTTTTTGTTTACAAGTGAACCCACTCCACCAATCAACATTGCAAAATCTATAAATCGTGCAATTACGTCTTGCACTTTGTTACGATTATCAAATGTTAGGTGTTCTGTGTTAACTTCAAACGCAGCTTGTAGTCGCATTGCAAGTGTGGCACCTAGTTCTGAAAAGAAAGCACGTGCTAGTGAGGCACCTTCGCTTTTGTCTTTTATCATGTCTTTGCCACCCATTAGTTTGCTACTGTACTGCAGGTTGATAGACACGCATTCAAACTTAGTCATAAGTTTACTTGCCCTATCTATATTCTCTACAGAAAAATCTACTTCTTGTTGCTTAAGCATTTCTTTGACATAGTCCTCGCCCATGTCTTTGATTGCTTGTTTCATTTTGTGTTTAAAGTAAGGAATATCCTCGTTCATGCTTACCTCTTTGCTAGTTAATGTATCGGTTGTATGATGTTATACTATCCCTAAGTATATGTCTAGGAAGTTTTTTATCCAACAAGATTGTAGGTCTTGGAGGAAGTTCTCTTATTGATTCTCTTATTGACCTGTCAAACTTAGGGTGAGACTCTAAGTCCAATGTATGCAACTCTACGTCAGATACAAATATCAACAGTTCTGATAAGTATAAGTCATTTTGTGTTGTCATAATTTCAGATACCAAGAGATTTAAATTATACTTTAATACTTTTCCAGTAAAGTCTAATAACTCTTGGTCAGATTCTTTGATCGCTACACCTTTGGGTGTTTCATCATGTATTCTTTCCTGTAGTTGTTTGAACTCATTGTGAATTATTTTTTCGACATAGTTCACAGACTGTTGTCGCCTTGATACTGATACGTTCATTGTATTTATTCCTTTTCTAGTTTGTAAAAATCCTCACAGATATTGCACATCAACAGTAATCCATATCCAAAATGAGAATCGTCATACTGATACGTGTCTGTGTGTCCTTCGGGACATTTCATTCGTAACCCCTTTCTGTTAATCTATCAATGCCATGTATGCGTCTATGTTGTTTTTCATAAACCAGTCTCTGCATACGTAAAACTCATCCCACATTTGGTATCTCTCACAACCTATCAATAAGTCGTAGATACTTAGTTCTAATCCATTTAGTTGTATGCTATTTCCACTATATGGATTGGTTACTTCTGCACCCTTGGGGTATGCCTTGAGACCTTTTTCCTGTAAAACAGCAGGCATTTTTTGTGTCTTTACTACTTTCATTTTTATACCTCCTCTCCATTGTCTACTTCTGCAACGTAGATTGTTTCAAAGTTTCTGATGTTGGTAGAGATTGCTCCACCATTGTTGCCCTCATCATCTGCCATTGGCACCAAAGATATACCACCCTCTAAGATGATTTCTACTGGTCTGTGATTCCACATTGCATCTAAGCATTCTTTGTTACTGAACCACCTAATCTCCTCGACCTTCCGACCTTTCAGCATTTGCGTCAAGTCTTTTACCATGAATTTATTTGATTGATTTAGTTTACTCATCTGTTTTATTCCCACTCTCTACTATGTCCCATAGTTCATTGGTTCTTGGGTTTCTTGCCATCATGTGACCTACTTTGCCAGTTTCTGTTTCAACTATCAACGCTCTTTTTCTTGCCTTTTTTCTCCATCCTACAACCTTGTAACGATTACCATCAACTTTGATAATGTCGTTTAGGTCGTAAGGAGAAAGCACACCTACGTTGAATTGTTCCTCTGTCAATGCACTTTTGAGTTTTACTTTCAAGGTAGTACGAAATCTATTTGCCTCGTAGGTAAAGTTACCTAGTTCAAAGTCAAGACCTATCTCCTTGCCAAGTTCCTCTAATTTTTTGTTCATCTCCTGCCTTGTATAGTCTAGTGTTAGACTATTAAAATTTGTTACTGTGTTCATTTGGTTTCCTCCAATGCTTGTTTTAATTTTTCTGCAAACCATTCTGTTGGTCTGTGATTGACGAGATACCCATCAAAGTCGATTGGTATATCTCCATTGCAAACTGGACAATTCGCTATCATTTCTGAAGTCAACTTACCCCTGCGCTTAGATCCTGCACAACGAGATAAATATCTCTCAGCTTTACGTCTGTCTGCAATAATTTGTAAGTCCAATACACTTTCAGTTTGTCTGTGTTTTATTGTGAATAAATGTGAAGTTTTGGCTTTCGGTTCGTTTCGCCAACCACAATTAACACAACGTGCATCACCATAGTAATCTAACATTGCTCCAGTCAGACACCTACCACACTTGTTTTTAATACTGTACTTCGAAAGCATATTGATTTACCTCGCATACTGATTTGTAAAGTTCTCTCTCATTACCTTCTTGCTCGGGCTTAGGAGTACCATCCTCGTACTCATGGAACTCTCTATCAACTATCTCCCAATCTTTTATCCAGTAAGTACCATTGTCATAGTTGTTGCAGTCTTGTCTACCTAATCTGCCAACACCTACAGACAAAGTTCCACCCATAAAGTTACCGATAATTTGAACCAACCTTGCCAAGCCATAGTCATCATCTCTAATGTCGTAATGCTTAGCATACGCAAGGAACTGTTCAACTGAGTTTCTACCACCGTTCCAATGCAAGTAGATACCTATGTCGTCCCACTCTTTGTTTGTAATTACTGCCCTGTTACCCATATTTTTTCTCCCATTCCTCTTTTGTTTCTATAAATGACAAAATGTCTTTAGCCATAGCATTCTCACCAGTTCTTACATCATCCATTTCTACATCCACGTTATTGTCTTTTGCCCATTGCTCATTGCTTTCTATCACTTGTTCGCAATGCTTTCTTATATCGGAAATGACATCCGACAGTTGCATCACAATATCAATTGTTTCTGAATACTTTTTCATGTAATCCATATCATGCTCCTTTGCATTCTATTGTTAGTTTGTATAGTTGATACCACATTGCACACATCACGATCGTGACAAACAATGCAGTAGAAAACGCAAAGTAAAACCAAAGTTTCCAATGCGTTGTCGAGTACCTGTACTTAATCGCCATCTTTGAGTATTCCTTTCTCTTGTAGCAATGCAATGATGTCGTTTGCTTGACTAGATATATCATCTATATCGTATGACAAACCATCTAAGTTTTCTATCGCACATTGTGCTTCATAGATGTAGTTGTCTGCTTCAGTTTTGAAGTAGTCTAGCGCATTAACAATGTTTGAATACTTTTCACACATAGATACTATCGCTTGTTCTATCTCTTTTTTTGTAGCCATTTTTACCTCCTTTCTAGTAGTCTGTTACTCTTTCTGCTAGTGAAATTTTTAGTACGACATCATCTCCTTTTACCCAGTCCTCTACTGTGTCACACCCATCACAATCGGGAGTTGAGTTCTCCAAGAAACCACAGTTGGTAGCGAGCCACTCGTACCTACCATCTTTTGTTTTCCTCAACAAGAACCCATCATCCTCGTCAAAGGTTTCGGTATTGTATTTCTCTCGATACTCCATAATGTCGTCTATTATGTCGTCTATGTATCTAGTCTCGTTCTCTTGCATCTCTCATAGCCTCCTCTGTAAAACTTGATATCAATCCACCTAACCAACCCCATATATTAGTCCACCCTGCAGTTGCGTACTCTGTTCTGTACATAAACCTCAAAGCATTGATGCCCACCATCACAACTTTGTCTGCATCAGAACAAGTTTCATCAAACAGAATATCCTGTATTCTTTCCAATGCTTTCTCTGTTGCTATTTCTAACTTCTCGGTCTCGTTTAACTGAACCATGCTAATTGCTCCTTTTGTAATCTTATTTTTTCGTCAGCAGGTATTTTCGCTACACAACTATCACACAATATACTGCCATCAATTATTGTGTAATCATCTAGCACCATGTAGTCACAATCTTTTCCCTCACACTCCATCTCTCTACACTCGGCACATTGATAACCCTCTAACCCAAGCCAAAAGTCATCAGTAACAACTGACTCGCCAAAACATTTGTCAAGCCACCTGTTATCAACATCTCCTGCCTGTCGGTCTACACGAGCAGGTATTCTGTTGATAAACCTGCCACTTCCTTGACTTGTGTCTTGGAAGCAATCCACACACTCGTTACCTATATCTATTTCGTCAATAATCATTTACGTACTCCTTTCTGTTTAGATACACCAAACTATTATTCTGTCTGTATTTCGTACTGGTATAACTGTCGTAACTTGTTGTAATTCATCAATTGTCCTTATATGGGTAATGTCTAAAGGTTGCAGAACATTATCATCATTACGACTAAAAAACGTTTTACCATACCTTGCATGAAAGCCATCTAGGTTTTCAAACTCCTCATACTCTCCACACATAGCCACCACGTCCAATTCTATTTGTTCTCCTGTGTCCTCAATCACATCCTCAAAGTGTTCAAACAAAGACTTCAATCCCTCATAACTAAAAGTGTTATAAGTGTGATTTAAAAACGCACTTACAAAGTCATGTTCGGTTACTGTTTGTATCATTATTTCCAACCTTTCATAGTCATGTCATCATCATCAAGATACCATCTCTGAGTATCTTGTTCTCTGTGTGTTCCCACTATTTCGTTACCTGTTGCTTTCACTTGTTTCTTAAACCTTTCTATAGTTCCCTCTGCGTGTTCAGGAAAACTGTGTTGTTTGCCACCATTTTGTCCAAAGAACATATACTCCTCTAGTGTGAAAACTACTCTATCTAAACTCATACTATTCTCCTGTCTATTACGTCACTTTCTTGATGCAAGACTCGTACAAGTTTTGCATTGTACCCCTCGACATCAGTATTCAAATCCTCGCCATCTAAGTAGCCTAAATTCTTTCCATCAACATCCTCATCTTTTTCTACTATGAGTTTTTTGTATACCTCAATCGTCTCAACCACCTCAATCACAAATTCGTTCTCGTTCATTTACTTACTCCTGTGCTATCAAATTCTGTTACCAATACCTCGTGCATCAACCTAATATACTTGGTGTCGCAGTCTGTAAAACTAGTCATGTTACCCCTCAATAATTTAGGTATAGCAATCTTTCTCTCATCTGCCAATTGAAACGCTCTCTCGTCCATCTCAGTCCACCAATTTAGTATCGTGTTATGTCCATACACCCTGTAATCTACCAATGCTTTCATAATGTCGTGCTTTAGGTCGTCCTCATCAAAGTAACAACACATTGCATATCGTATATCCGAAAGCAATTCCTCTCTAGTTGCAGTCCTACTGTCGTTCCAAAATGGATATGCGTGGCTCATATTTTTCCTCCTAATATATGTTTAGTATTTCCATGTATTCTATGTTGCTCGTATTCTCTCCATATCTCTCAATTGTTTCCTCCAGTTCCTCGCCCTCTTTAGGAACAACATGTATGAAATACTGCTTTCCCATTGAGTAGTTATGTATGCTAATTGTTTTTTTGTTGTCCATAATTTTTCTCCAAACTTTTCCAGTTTTCTTTTTATCTTTACTTTCTTTCTTTATTTATTTCTTTCAATAAATTAAAAGAAATAAATATAAGAAAGTAAGTAAATAATTTTGCTTTTCTATTCAATTTCTTTCTCCAATTTTTCTATGTCTATGCCTGTATAGTATGCACACGCAAACTCACTTGCAGTTATTCTTGCCTCTTTGAGTGTTACATCATACGCAACCTCAACATCTTCTACCCATACTCGATACCTATCTTTAGCCATTAGTTTCCTCCAATGAAGCCAATGCGACATGCACGTCATCATATCCCAAAACTTGGTACCTGTATGCTAATGCAAACGCACTTTCGTAATCTATTAGGTGGTCGTTAACTTCAACTCCACCTACCCATACTGAATACAATTCTTTTCTATTCATGCTCAACTCCTATCTTATTTTCTACACAATCTATGCACTCGTGCAAGTAGCCTTTATCATCTATCACACACACTACGCAATCCAACTCGATTAAGTGCTTGTATGTTTCGTAATCCATGTTGCTCCTATCTGTATTTTTTCCTCGCAGTTTGTTTTGGTTTATCTAACTCGTACCACATGCGAGAGGATACTTGAACCGACCTGCGATTGTCTGACACAAATCTCCCCTTGCTACGTTCTTTTGCGTCCCTACGTTCCCATTTATTTTTCATGCTTATGCTCCTATTACGTGGGACAAAGTTTATGCTCTATCCCACGTGCTTATGCTCTAACACTTGTTAGCGTTCTGTTAGTTTTTCACCTCCACAACATCACACGCAACACACACGCCACCCTCAAAATCGTAGACCTTTTGTCCACATTTCACACACCCACCCTCACTCGCTCGTAGATGAGGGATACAGTAGGCGATTATCTCGCCTACTCGGTCGTAAATACACGTTGTACACTCGTTCATAATTTTCTCCTTTGCTTATACGTAGTATAAGAATACTTTGGTTTTGCTCACTCGCTCGTACATGATAGGCGTCCCATCATGTTGGTAGCCAATCTCGGCTCCCTCGCTCAATCTCTCGTTGACTCGCTTGGTCATTTGAGCCTTGCAGTACGAACATATCTGCTCACATGAACAGTCGTCCTCTCGTTCGGTCGGCTCGTAGCCTACCCAAAATTTTTGACTCTTGGAAATCTTTTCCAAGATTTCACCTGCACGAGTGTATATATCCTCGTACTCCCCATAGCGCACAGTCCAATTTCTCGTACGTGTTCGCTCGTTCCCGTTTATCCAATATTTGCCATGTGTTGCACGTGTTTTTAAGGCGTTCATAATTTGCTCCTTTTTACAAGTTTATGCACACACTAACACTCGTTAGCGTGGGACTTGGCTCATCAGTAGGGGAGCGTCCAATTCCCCTAGACTCGTACGTATACGTGTACGAGTTTCGCCTGTTCTCGGTTGGCTTTTTGGCGTGGCTCGACCTATGCCGAGCCTACGCCTGTGTGTGAACTACGCTTGAGCCAAAGCCAACTTCTCAACTACGTTGATGAGTTTTTCCAACTTCGCATTGACTTCGTCAATGGTCGGCTTGGTTTTCTTGGCTTTCGTCCCCTTCGGGGACTTCGCAGGTGTGTCGTCTGCAGGTACGAGTGCGAGGTCGACCTTGCCACCTGTGACCTTCACCTTCGGTGAAGATTTCTTGGACTCTTGCACCTCACTCCAAACTACGTTTGGAGAAATTAGGGAACGTAGTTCCCTCTTGGACAAGCCCTTTAGGGCTTGAGCCTTGAAGCCGATTTTCTTGCCCAAAGAACGTAGTTCTTTGAGGATGGTTTTCTTCTCAAGGTACCCTTGAGGTTGCGTCCCAGTCTTTGACTGGCTCCACTTCACTCCATACTGGAGTGCTTGTAGGGACTTCGTCCCTAGTGTCTCGCCCTCCAATTGCTTTAGCAATTGGGTTTTGTTGGCTGATTTTGTCCCCTTTGGGGACACTTTGGTTGCGTTCTTAGACATAGTCTAACTCTCTTTCTCATGTGCCATAGGTGTTCCATCGAACCCCTTTGACTTGGTTCACTCAGCCGAAATCGACTGATATTTCAATGGTAGCAGGTTAAATTCCCCTAGTCTAACTACCGTTAGACGAGGGGAAAAATCTCAATCTCAAACGACAAAACACCCAAAGGGTGAGGAGACTGGGAAAAAATCAGCGTTCAAATACGTGCGCAGATGCGTACGCCTGGGCGCTGAAATGTACGTGAGAGTTCCTCAGAATTCCACCTCTCTTCGTGCGTGAAGTATGTGCGTAAGAGGGGCAGACGTTCGCTAATTTGGGAATCTCAAACTCCCCCAAACATCTCGTCCCTAAGCAAATAGACCAATCTTATAGAACGGATGGTGGTGGTGGTAATGGTGATAGGTGGGGGTATGCTGTTGTAATGTGTATGTATGTGGTAGTAGGTACCATCTTGACAGCTTGTTGTTGCCATAGGAGTCCCTTGTATATTTTTTGATCCTGTATATTTTTACCCCTTGTTGTTACTAACAACCCTTTTAAAGGGGTTGTTAGTTAACTCATATCTCACCCCCCTCCTTAAAGGTTCCCCCCTCTCTTTTCTCTTTTGGGTTGCCAACAGTTGTTAGTAGACTGTAGAATAATGGTATTAGCTGGATGTCGTATCAGGGGTACTTTCTTCCGAATGGACCTCTTTAGGGTTACATCTGTTAGTATGGTACGTAACTAACATTTTTAGCTAATAGCATAAGCCCCTGGTGTAAGCTTCGCCTCCTACATTTTGGGGTTTATGCTAATATAGGAGGTACAATGTTTTTAAAAGAAGATAGAAAAGCGTTATTAGAAGCTGTTGGCTTTAGGACTTGGAAGGAACAAGACCAGATCCTTGATTACAAAGCCAGAATCAAGTTAGTGGCTGGTGGAGAACGAGCAGGAAAAAGCTTTCTTGGTGCATTATCCATTATCAACACACTAGATGAGTTCCAGAATGGTGATATTGTCTGGTTAGTAGCCAGAGATTACGAGCGAACCAGAGCAGAGTGGAACTATTTGACTGATATATTGTCGAAACTAGGTTTTTTGGTAAAACAAACTAAAAGAATAGATCCAGGTGAAATGACTGTGGTGTGTGGAACAGCAACAGATCCAGGTACTTTCCAGATAAAAACCAAGTCTGCGCAAGACTACAGAAGTTTGGCTATGGAGGCACCTAGAATGATAGTTGCGTGTGAGGCATCACAGATAGATCAAGAGAGTTTTTTAAGATTACGTGGTCGTATTGCAGAAAAACGTGGATATTTGTTTCTTGAAGGGACGTTTGAAATGTCGTTAGGGTGGTATCCATCACAATGGGAGTCTTGGCAGTTCTATAACAAAGAAGATGACGCAATATCTTTCTCATTACCTTCGTGGACTAACCAAGAAGTATATCCAGGTGGTAAAGAAGATGAAGAAATATTGTCGTTACAAAGATTGCATTCTGAAGATTGGTTTAATGAACGTGTTGCTGGAAAACCAGCACCTCCAAAAGGTCTTGTACATAATATGTTTGACTCAACAAAACACGTTTCAGATAAAGCAGAGTATATTATGGATGAACCTGTACATTTATGGATTGATCCAGGTTATTCTCAGGTAACAAAGTCAGCATATGCTGTGATGGCTGTACAAATCATAGGTGAACAGGTTAGAATAATTGATGAAGTGTTTGAAAGGGAGAAGATTACAGAAGAAATTATAGAGATCTGTACAATGAGACCATGGTGGAAAGACGTGGAACATGGAGTAATTGATATTGCAGCTCATAATTTTGGTGAATCAAGACCAGTTGATACTTGGTTGGAGAAAGCTGGACTTTATATGCAGTCTGAAAGAGTTGGTATACTAGATGGGGTAGAAAGGTTTAATACTTTTCTAAAAGAAAACCCAGTAACTAAGCAACCTAACTTGATTATCAGTCCAAAATGTAAAGGTGTTATATCAGAATTGGGTGGATGTAGTAATCCATTTGACGATCAGATTCATGTTTATACATGGAGAACTGACAGAGAAGGAAATGTTGTTGGTAGAGAACCAAGAGATGCTTTCAATCATGGAATTAAAGCAATAACATATGGACTTGTGGTAAACTTTGGATATGCAAGAGCTGCAGGTGCAACAAAATTAATAACAGTAAACAGGTGGTAAATGGCTAAAATAGACGACATTCTAAACAAGATTGAAACAATTTGGGAGTCACCTGGATTTCGTACTAGACGAACTAGGATGGAGCAAGACTACGGTCTGTATCGTATGAATGCTTATGATGCAGGTACTGGTTATCAAAGTTACACATCTAATGCTCCACGAATACTAGCAGATAAAATTATTTCATACTTAACTAACGCACAAATGTCTATCAAAGTTCCAATGACAGCAAAGGTAGATGACAGAAGTGCTGGTAATAAAAAAGAAAAGTTTGTAATTGGTGCATTGAATCTTGCAGATGAAAGAATGCAACGATATGGACAGCCATCAATTAGAGAACAAATAGCATTTTATATTACACTTCGAGGTTGGTATGCAGGTAGAGCCATGTTGAATAAACATGAAGATGGTTCTACTTTTGTAGATATTACACCTTTTGATCCACTACATATTTGTTACGAAATGGACGAAAAAGGTATTATTTGGTTAGCACACAAAACAAAACGATCACCTTCTGCTATCAAGTCTACGTATAACGTAGATGTAGAGCCTGCAGTTGAAGGGGAAACATCTGCTGGGATAACTGTTTGGGACTATTATTCACGAGAAGAAAATGGTGTAATTATAGTTGATGGTGATGACCAAAGTCATGTTGGGAAAAAATTAACTAAACACAATGTAAAAGATTCAAATGGAGAGCCTTGTGCGCCAGTATTTTTAGGAGCAACAGGACCAGCACCATGGATACAAGACGAAATATCTGGAGATGATACTGCTAGAGATTATGGTGAATCTATATTTGCATCAAACAGAGAAATATATGATGATCTAAACTTTGCTATGAGTGCATACAAAACACTTGTTAGAAGAGCAGTTCGCAGACCTTACAAAATTGTTTCACCAGATGGAACGACTACACTAGATGCTGATCCATGGCAAGATGGAAGTGAAGTTCCACTACCTGCTGGTACTGATATAAAACTAATGGATGAAGTTACAATGCCAATAGATACTAACAACTTTGTTGCTTTGGTATCAGGAGAACTTCAACGTGGTGGTTTAAGTAATGTAAGTTATGGTGAACTGCCGTTTGCTATTTCAGGATTTGCAGCAAGAGTTTTACAAGAAGGTTCTGCTCACCAGATAGAACCAAGAGTAAAAAGTATTACTGCTTGTTATAAACAAATAACTGAAATTGTAACAATGCAATATGAAATGGGTGGTTTCAATGCAGTAGAAGTTAGAGGTAGGCATAATGATGTTGCAAGTTATTTCAATGAACAAATAAAACCAAGTGATATTGAAGGAGCAGGTGCTATCGACATTAAGTTTGGTGTACGTATGCCACAAGATGAACCACAACTTGTGACTATGGCACAAATGATGAGAGATGGACCATCACCTCTAGCACCAGACGAATGGATATGGGAAAATATTATGCAGATAAATGATGTAGATCAATTCAAGAATGCTATATCTGCGCAACAGGCTCACACTACAGATCCTAAAGCATTGTTGATAACATTGATTGAAGGTTTGATGCAGACTGGAGAAGAAGATAAAGCGTTGATTTACATTGATATGTTGAGAAAAACATTGAAGCAAGATAAACAACAAGAAACTGCTCAGGACTTACAATTTCAACAGTTGATTGCTGCTGCTGGAATGCAAGCTCAACAGGCTCAACAGGCTCAACAACCACCCCAACAAGGTAGACAAGGACCTCCAAATGTTAATGGAAGTGTGATATCATCACAAATGCAGGGGTTTACTAGAGTAGGCGATCCTAGGCAAGCTCCTCCAGGAACACCAGGGGGACCTGGACCAAGAGTTAATCCAATGGAGAATAGATAATGGCTAATCGATATCGTTTTACAATTGTTGAACCAGATGGGAATCGAGAAGAAGTTTTAGTAGATGCTGATTCACAAGCACAAGCAAGAAATCAAGCTAGGAATTTGTATCCTGCAGGCACAATAGGTAACGCTGAAATAGTAGCTACAAATATTGGTGCTGCACCTTTAACTAGCATACCGATTTACAATCCAGATTTACAACAAGGAGCATCTGTAGATCCAGCAACAATTGGAGTATCAGGTATTCGTAACCCAAATATTAATGTTAGAGTAGATGTTGCTGAATTTATTCAAAATGCTATTAGCAATGTTGATAACTGGAACTCACGTGTTAAAGGAAGTGCTGGTAATAGAGATCCCAGACTAAGGTCAAAAGATATAAATACTCCTGAAGGTATTATAGATGTTATAAATAGAGGTATAAGAAGTGAATCTGTTTTTAATCAAGACAGGTTGAATACTGTTATAAGTATTTTTGAAGATGAATTAAGAGACAAGGGTGTTTCTGATTCAGAAATTCAAACTCAAATTGGTGTCATAAATGATTATTTTAGGACACTTGAAAGCTTAAGAGGTTTCCCTGATGGAGTGGCTAGTTTAATAAATGCAACTCCTAGAGCTGCTACTAGAATATCAGGAGGAAGAGGAGGAAACCCATATGCTAATGTTCAGTTTACTCCTGATGTTGGTTTTGCAGCTGATATATTTGAACAACCAGGAGCTTTTGGACAAACAGCAGGTAATATGGGTGTTTTTGGTGGTGCTGAAAGTGGTGCTGAAAGTGAAGGTATTGGAGGAATGGGTGGAGGTGGTATAGCCGAGGCTATTGCAGCAGGGTTGATTGATCCTGCTGATTTAGATCCAGACAGTATTTACTATCGTCCTCCTAGTAAAGATGATAATAAAGATAATGTTTTTGGTGCAGATCCTGATCCATACGATCCAAATGCTGGACGTACTAATGGAGGTGGTGCATTAGCACCTGGAGAAACTTTACCAATAGATACTGATTTTGTTGACGATCCTTTTACTTCTTTTGTACAACAAGTTGCTCCTTTATATGGAGATGCTTTTAGAAGAGGTCCTTTTAGAGGGCAAATACAAGGTTTATTTAATCCTTTGCAAACTACATTTAATACACTCGCTCAATTAAACCAGTTAGGTTTACCAGGGGGTTTGCAAGAAAGTGCGCAACTAGGTGGTGGTGCAGAAAGTTTTGGAGAATATTTATCAAGACTAGGTGGTTTAGCAGCAGGACAAAATACTGGAATAGGTAATATTGGCAGACAACAATTTGCAGATGCTTTTTCAGCATTAAGAGGATTTACTCCATCAAATGAAGCATTTGGAGCTACAGCTAATATTTACGATCCATTAGGTACTAGGTCAGGTGAAGGTGCGCTTTTTGCTACTCAATTAATTGACCAGGCATTACAAAATAGATTTAGATCCCCTGTTTATAGAAGCCTAAGGCGACCAAGCGCTGAAGAACTTTTTGCAGATTTTCAGTTAGGTAGAGCAGGACAAGGAGCATTTGCTCCAACATTTAGTGGAACAGATAGTCCTACATTCTTAGAATTTGCAGCACAAAGGGCAGGTTTATAATGGCAAATGGTTTAGATGATGTATTTCAGAATTTTTTAGAAGATGAACCAAGGGCAGCGTTTTTTGGAACACTAAGAAAACAAGAAGGTTTTAGAGATACTCCTGCTCAAAGACGACAAGCACAGGATATATATCAGTCTGCTTTATCTGATTTTTATGGTCAACTAGGTGAAAACATATTAAGTGGAGACACCTCTGGCGATTTAACATTTACAGATTTCTTGCAAGAATTTCCATTTACAGAACGATTTGCACAAATGGGTAGGCAATATAATCAGTTGAGTAGATATAGACCAAGAACAAGATTTTTATATTACTAGGAGTACAACATGGTACAACAGCAGTTTCCTAGTCCTAGAGTTCCAGATTTTACTAGTTTTGTTTCTAATTTATTTGAACCTATAATTCCTAGAGGTACAGCACAAAGAATAGGTGAAGCATTGCCTACTCCTTTGAGAGGAGCATATAGACAAAACTTAGTTCCTGGACTAGGTTTGATTGATCAAGGTTTAGAAAGATTAAAAGAAGTTCCAACTTTTAAAAGAGCAGCAGAAATAATAGATCCTTTAGTTCCAGATGAAGTAACATTTGAAGGTGTTATAAATGAAATAACTGAACTAACTTCTCCTTTTGAAATAGCTTTATTGGCTGGAACAGCAGGTGTTGGTAACAGAGTTTCAGCTGCGCTAAGAGCAAGTAATAAAGCTAAATTACTTACTAGACCAGCAGCAGCTATTATAGAACCAGTTGTAAAGACTAATGCAACTGGAGTATCTGGATTTAGTAAAAGGTTTGCAGGTGAAGCAGCCATAGGACTTGGTGCAGTTCCAGTTGCAAAAGGAGTTGCTAATGCTGCAGTTGAAGCAGGATTACCAGTACCATTTCAAGTAGGAGCAGCTTTAGTTGGTGGTTTGTTAGGTGGTGGTGTAGTATTCAAAGGTATAAATAAATATAACAGGTCATATGGTAACAAGGTTCTTAGAAACGCAGAGCAATTAGAACAGGTAGATAATAATCCTAAAGATGTTCCTGGTTCTAACCAACTATCGTTAGAAGAAATATCTTTTGCTAGAAATGCAGTAACTCCTGAACAACAAAATGCTGCTGCTTTTGATTTTACGTTAGGAGCATTATCTGATCAGCCTTTAGCTAATCCAGTTAGAAGAACGTCTCAAGAATTACAGCAAGCTGGAGAGTCTGGAGCAATTACTTATGGAGATATAAATATTCCCCCATCTGACTTAGGATTACCAGGAGATTTATTTACAGTAATTGATGAACCTAGATTGATTTTGCAAGAAGGTATTTTGAGAAGATCTCCTAGTGATTTCAATTTGCAAAGAGCAGATAATGTAAGGCGTTCGTTAGAATCTATAAGAGATTTCAAAGAACAAAGAGGAATAAATAGAATAGGTCAGACTGAACCATCTCTTGCTAGGTTTAATCCATCAGAAAATACAATTAATGCTAAAATTCGTGGTAAAGAAATTACCAAAAAAGTTGAAAATATTGATGACTACATAGATGGTGTGGGTGAGGTTTTGAATATTAGTCAGGCTTCCAGGCAAACAACCAAAGAAGTTTTTAGTCCTCTACTAAAATTTTTAGCAAGTTCTTTAGGTTTAGGTGAACAAGAATATATCAAGTTTGCAATTAGAGGTATTTCTGACCAAGTTGATCCAAAGAATGTAGATTTAAATTCACCTTATGGGATGGGAAGAACGGTTACACATCCAGTAGGAAGTTTATCTCAGGTAATTGATGGAAATATATTAAGATATGCAGATCCAATGCCAAGGTTTACATCTACAATACAATTGTTTCAAAAAGGTATAGATGAAGTAGATGACCTTGCAACCTTGATACATGAATTTGCTCATGCAACACTCCCAGATGTATTTAGAGCATTGCCTCAACAAGAGTTTGATGATTTATCTATAGCAATAAAAAATCAAATAATTCAAAAAAGAAAATTGTTAGAAGATCCAATAACTAATAAAGGTGATTTAGATAAATTAGATTTGATTAATTTTAGAAACTGGGACAATATATACACATTCAAGTATGCTTCTAAACCAAATGTAAACTTTGTTACTGATGTTCATGAAGCATTTGCAGATTTGTTTTCTTATTGGGGATTACAAAAAGTAACTGATCCAAACTTTATAAGTAAATACGATAATATATTTATTCAATTAGCAAAAACACTAAAAGCTTTATTTGATAAAGTTTTTAGAAAAGAAAATATTGCAGTAGATTTGTCAGGTGTTACAGATGAAGTTTTAGAATCTGCGTATGATGATTTTAAAATAGTTTTGGATAATATAGTTGAAGGAAATATAATGCCTCAATTATTTGGATCTTCTAGGGAAATTATTACACAGCAACCTGCAACAATTATTTCTACACTTATCAATGCTGACTTAAATGCTGATTTACCAACACAAGTGTTAAGAACAAAAGCAAATGATTTGTTTGAGTATGCTTTGAATTACTTTAATAAAGATGCTATCAATGCAGATAATTTTGCAGGTATGAGAAATTTTGAAAATATAGATGTACAAAAAACAATAGAAATTGAAAGTGCAAAAATATCTAATATGGAAACTAAATTATTGTCTAGTATTTCTAAACCTTTTGCTGAACAAATTTTAGAAAACCCAAATAATAAAAGTGTTATAAATCGTCTCTTGCAATTGGAAAATACATCAGGTACAGATGAAATAGTTAGACAAGCTGCTCAAATAGATAATGATTCTCCAATAATTATTTACAATACTTTGCAAACACAAAGTATCGAAGCTAGAAAAAGTTTAGATATGATAATTGAAAATAGAGATAATGGAAAAATATTAAATGACCTTACTCCTGCTGAACAAGTTGCTGTTAGGGGTAGTGCATTTAAGTATGAAGATGGTACACCTGCATTAGTTTTTCATACTGGATTTCCTGTAAGCGATTCTTTTATTCATTCTAATACACCAATATTTGACAGTTATTTGTCACCTGGTATGCACCTTTCTGGCGATATGTTTGCTACTAAACCTTTTACTAAGGCTTCAGGCTTAAATGAATTTAACCAGTCTATTGAAGCATTTAATATTGCAATACCAGAGTCTAGGGTGTTGCGTGCAGATAATTTTGGAGTTTATGACAATCTTGATCCTAATTATAGAGATTTAGCAGCAGAGTCTTTGATGGATAAATTTTATAATACTCAACTTGCAAATAGGTATGCTGATAAAGAATTAAACTTTGATGAATATATAGGTGCGCCAACAAATAAAATTATACAAGATTATAACAATAATGTTGATTTGATTGCTAGAGAATATGGTTATTCAAATTATAAAGAATTGATATTAAAACAAAAAGAAATTTATGCAATAGATAATAATTTAGATGTTAATCTTTTAGCAAAAAACATAAGCACTCATGCTACTGTAAGAACAGTTATAGAATTACTTAGTGATTCTACTGCAGTTCCTATGAGATTTTTTGATCCTAAAGATAATAAAATAATAAAAGATTTAATAATAATTGATGAATTATTTCAAAATAAATTTTCTGGTAGAAGAATATTTAAAAGTTTTTTGAATAAAGATGAACTAACTTATTATGATAATCATTTTACTGATAATTATGTAAGAACAGCATATGGCAATGTTTTGTTTCAGGATAACGATTTTAGATTACATCATACCTATCTAACAGGATTTACAAAATACTTTGTTGAAGGTTTTCTAGGGGTTAGGTTTATTAGAGAGAAAGATGCTACGAAAAAATCATTTACTCTCCCAGCAAAAATTAGTAAAAAATTTAGGGAAGAAAATATTGCTGCTCTTGAAGTTGCTAAAGCAGCAGAATGGTTTATTGCAAAAGTATTTAGTGAACGTATTGATAGGTCTTTAGATCTTAATTTAGTTGTAGATCCTATTGTTGCAAGGACAGCAAATACTAATGAACAATTTATAAGTCAATCTTTATTGCTAAAGAAAAATAGTTATTTCATAGAAGATATAGTACAAAGTTACAAAAATAACAGAGTAAAATTTTCTAAAGGAAATAAAAAGTTAGATGGCTTGAATAAACTTTATCAAGATTCAGGTGTAGATGCCATAACATGGCTAGCTGGACAGCAAAATACAAATGGAATACATAGACAAATAATATTAGTTGGTGATGATGCTAATATTAATAAAAATTTTGTAAGGCGAACTGAAAATCCTAATAGAAAAAATGAGTTATCTTTTTCAAGAAGTAGTAATACTAGAAAATCTTTTGAAACTGAAGATGGAAGAAAAATATTAAGAAACCTTAAGAAGGGTGCTAAAGGAAAAAATACAAGTAAGAAACTTATAGATGATAAAAATATAGAACAAACTGTTACGCCATTAGGACAAACAATTATAAACCTTATAAGAAGATTTACAGGTATTTTTAAAGGTTTTGATGGTGAAGATGCTTACATTAATGAAACTTTAACTTATCATAGCGCCAATAAAGAAATTCCTGCAATATTGCAAGGTGTTGTTCCTAGAACAGTTAAACAAGTTAGGGAGTCTGGAGATAGTAAATTATTTAATAATGGAGAAATAACTCCTGAAGGTTTTTTTGTTATAGGTTCTGAAGTTGTAAAAAGATTACCAGCATTAATTGATCAAGCAGCTGTACTTATAAAAAGAAATGAAAAAGATTTGACTGAGTTTAGAAAAGCTAAGGCTAAAAAAATTGGTAAAGGTCTTAAATCTTCAGAAGATCCTATAGAACAGACTCAAAATGCTTTTAGTGGCGCACGTGGTCAGTTTGCAAAATTAGGATTTCAACCTTTAGATATGTCTTACGAAGAGTTTAAGGGTTTACTTGCGTATGTTAATAGATTCACTATAACAAAAACAGGTAATATAAGATCTTTTGATTATTTAAATATTGTTTCAGCATTGCAAAAAATAACAGGTATAAAAATCAATGATATAACTACAAAAAATAAACTTGAAGAAACTTTAGATATTGCAGGAGAAGCGCTTACTAGAACAGAAGCTAATGCTTTGGCTAGAGTTTTTGGGTTAGATGATGCTGCTATAGCTGCAGTAAAAAGACAAAGACAGTTAGATAAATTTACCAATATGAGCCTTAAACAAAAACTAGTTACTGCTTTAGTGGAAATTTTAAATATTCCTAGAATGTTAGTTTTAGGTGGAGACTTAGGAGCAGTATTTAATCAAGGTTTGGTGTTTAGTGGAAATCCTGTAAAGTATCTAAATGATATAGCTAAATCAATGAAAACTTTTTATAGCACTACAAATTATAATCGAGCAATGGCTAACATATATAAAGATCCTGATTTTTCTAGGTTTACTACACCTAGTGACTACAGAGCTGTAAATCCTATAACTAATGTAGATGAAGGTGCAGGTTATGGTTTGTATATTGCAGATCCAGATAGTCCTTTATCTTTGAGGGAAGAAGCTTTTATATCTAGCTGGATTAAGAAAGTTCCTGGTATAGGTAATTTAATAAAAGCAGGTGAAAGATTTCATACTTCATTTTTGAATACACTTAGATATAGATTGACTAAAGATTATTATAATGTTTTGAAAAATAGTGGAGATTCAAAAGACATAATTAATGACAAAATGAAAAAATATGTTCGTTTTGTAAATGCTGGAACTGGTAGAGGAGACTTGGGTAAGTTGCAAAAATATGCAGGAGAACTAAATGCTGTAGCGTTAGCACCAAGATGGGTAGCTTCACGATTTCAAGTTCCTGTTTTATTTTTCAATGAAGTAATAAGAAATTCAAGATCAGATACATCTATTGCAAGAAAAATGGCAAAAGACATGATAGGTTTTGCGTCAGTTGTTACAGGTATAGGTAGCCTTTTAGTTTTGAATGGTTTCAATGTAGAAATGGATTCACGTAAAAGTAATTTCTTAAAACTAAAAAAAGATAATATAAATATAGATTTAACTGCAGGTATGGGACCTGTCTTAAGACTTATCAATAGAGTTGTTCATAATACAGCTCCTAATGGTGAATTGTTATCTCAAACAGGGCAACCTTATCAAACTGAGACTACTGAAATTATTGTAAACTTTTTAGGAACTAAACTTAGTCCAGGTGCAAGAAGTATTGTTAGCCTTACAACAGGGCAGGATTTTTATGGAGATGAAATTACTAACGCTGCAGATGCGTTTATTCCAACAGATGTTGAAAGTATACAAGAGTTTGCACCTTTGTTTATACAAGAAATTACAGAACTTGCTAGATTAGAAGGTCAAAATGCAGCACTTGGACTTGCATTGCCTGCTTTTATGGGTATGAATATGTCTGTATATCCTAATAAAAATACTGTAGCTCAATCAGAATTTAGAAGGCAATATAATGAGTTGTGGGAGTTTGAACAAGATTACACAGATATTCTTTATTACAATGCAAGTAGATTTTCTCCTAATGAATACACAGAACAGGTTGCATCACTTCATTCAGATTTCCAAGATACAATGATGATAATTTTAGCCAACCCTAAATTAAACAGAAGTGAAAAATCTAGGGAAATTAGAAATGCACACTCAAGAATGAAAACTATAAAAAGAGGAATTAATTTAGCTACATTTGGTGTGCCATCTAGGGATGAATTTACAATATCTGAAACTGATCCTTTGAGAGACTTCAAGTTAGCATCAAAAGGTTATTATGATTACCAACAAAGTATTTATGATAAAGCTACTTTTGATGGAGACTATGATAGAGCTGAAAATCTTTTGGCAAGATATTTGAATAGATTGACTCCTGAAGAAAGAGAATTTATTTTAGCAAACAAATATACTACTCCTTTCCCTTTGCAATTTTTTCAACTAAATACAAACTTTACAAGAGAGGTAGCAATGTCGTTTAGAATACAGCAAAAAATTACTAAACTACACATGGGTAATATATCACCTACAGATCCTTCCAGGTTTGATGAAGTTAGAGAGTTGCAAAGAGAAGTAGGGGGAACAACATATCAACAAACAGTTGCAAATAGATAAATATTCAATTATGATTTATATAGAAACCTAAACAATTGTAACCTACCATCTAACAGGTGTTAGGTTATGGGAGAAAAAATATAATGGTAACAGAGCAAAATGATGCAGGGAAAGAATCACAGGTAGAAATTACTGATATACCTGTAGATACAAATGCTTCTTCTACGACTGATGCTTCAACTCCAGTTGAAGAACCAACGCCAGTTGTTGAGGAGTCAAATGAGTCTATAGAAAATAGTGATAACTCTATCCAGGTTAATGAACCAGAGTCGAGATCTCAAACCGAACAACCATCTGATGCAAATGCAGAACTACAATCAAGTGAAGCGTTTAGAAAGTATCAGTCTAGTACAGATAAGAGGATGGCTGAGTTAGAAACTCAGTTGCAAAAAGCAGAACAACAGCGTATTAAAGCTGAAGAACAAGCTAATCTAAATAAATTAGATGAGCAAGTTGCAAGTTACGAACAACAACTAACTCAAAAGTATATGACTCAAGGGTTAGATGAGCAAATGGCAAGGCAGTTAGCAAATGACAATGCTATTATGGCTAAAGAAGCTTATGTAGCTAAAATGGAAAATGCTAAAATTGCCAGAGAGATTCAGGGAAAAAACCAAGAAATGAATCAACGCACTCAACTTGCAAAGGCTTATGAGCTGGCTGCACAATACCAAGTTCCTTATCAAGAACTGCAAGATATTGATAATCCTGCAGTTATGGAAAAAATGGCTAAGAATTTATTTAGAACTAAAAAACTAGAAGAACAATTGGCTAAGAATACTCCAGCACAAACTATGACTAATGCTTCTCCCTCACCTGATGTTGCGCCTACAGATGCAGAAGATGTAATCGACAGATACAATTCTGGCGATCCAAACGTAACAACAGATATGGCAAGAACAGCTGCTAAAAAGCTAGGACTGTCTATATTTGGCTAATTAATGAGGTAAATTAAAATGGCAAACAGTACACAAACTTCGACTACTGGCAATTTACAGAATATGTCGAGAATAATGCTCGCTGCTGCACGATACACAGAAGAGCATAACGCACCTATGGTAGGTTTGATTGAGAAATTTAACTTAGGCAAAGGTGAGTTCCAATTAACAATTCCAAAAGTAGGGCAGATGGATGCTGAGGACTTAGTAGAAGGTGTTGATATGGTTGATAGTGAGGACATTGATGTCTCCACAGTTACAGCCACAACAGCTGAAGTAGGTCTAAAAGTAATCATAACTGATACTTTGGTACAACAAAACAACGAAGATGTATTTAGAATCATTGGTCGCCAAATGGGTGACGCAATGGCTCGAAAGAAAGATTCAGATATTATTGCACTTTTTCCAACTTTAAATGGTGGAACACTTTTAGGTGAAGATAACAAAGATCTTAATTTGACAAATGCTTCTGCTATAATTGCAAATGCAAAAGCAGATAAATTTGGCAATGATATTTATGTAGTACATCACCCAAATGCTATTTGGAAACTTGCATCTAGCATTGGTAACACGTTAGCAACATACCCACTACCTGACGCATTTAATAACCCAGCAGTAAGCGATTACTATACTGGTGTTAAGATTGCTGGAGTACCTTTCTTTGAAGATGGTAACATTCCAGTACATGAAGGTGCTTCAGGTGTTGGAGTTATTGCTGACAGAACTGCACTAGGACATCTTGCTGCACGAGAAAGAAGAGAGGAAAGAGATAGAGATATTTCTTTGCGAGCTTTTGAAGTAGTAGTAACAGAAGATTATGCAGTTTTTGAAGTAGACGATACTAAAGGTGCTGGTATACAGTATGAAATTGGTAACCCAGTAACTAACGCATCATAATAAAAAATAAAAATAATTCAGGAGGCTTTTATGGCTAGAGACGCAACAATGAGTATGTCAGTAGGGGGAGTGAAAAAAATATCCCTATGGAAAAAATCATCATCAGGGAAATGGGTAGAGTGTCCAAACTTGCCAGCAACATTTGTTGATGTATACTTGAAACGTGGATTTGTCAAAAGTCCTCCTGAAGAAACAGTTGAAGTTAAAGAGGAGAGTAAACCTGTTGCTAAAACAAGTAATGCTGCCCTTGATAAAGCCAAAGCTGTTTTGGACGATAAGGTGTAATGATCGGACGAGCCTTTAATTTCGACCGATCGCAGGACTTAATAGCCTGCTAACTAGGAAAAACAGAAAGAGGTATTCAAATGTCTTTTCCACATACAATATTCGGTAAGTTTGGTGACGAAAAAGAAACCAGCACAGCCAAGCGAAGAGCTTTAGGAACTGTGCTAGAGTTGCCAGATGGTCGAAAGTTTAAGTACGTCAAAAATGGTAGTGGTGCAATTACTGCAGGTAAAGGAGTAGCTTCTAAACAAATGGTTGCAAACCATGACATGGACTTGGTAACTGCTGCTGCTGCTGCTGGAGCATCTGAAGTAACAGTTACTTTAGGTGGCACAGCTGCTACTGCAAATCAGTATTCAGATGGTTATCTTTACACAAATGATGGAACTGGTGAAGGTCAGATTTATCGTATAAAGAGCCACCCTGCTGCAGATGCTAGTGCAACACTTACATTGACACTAGATGAAAATGATAAGTTAGTTGACGCTTTAGATAGCACAACTTTATCAGGTTTGATAGAAAACCCATACAACGAAGTTGTAGTTAGTCCAACAACAGTTGTTTCAAGAACAGTTGGTGTAACAACCACAAGTCTTGCAGCTAGTGAATATGGTTATGTTCAAACTAATGGACTTGCATCAATTCTAATGGGTGGTGCAGCTGTTTCAGGTGAGCCACTAAGACTTGAAGGTAATAGTGGTCAACCAGGAGCGTTCATTAAACTTGACAGAGATGGTACAGATGAAAATGAACAAGAAATCGGTGTTTGCCAGGGTATTAACGCTGTCGACACAGATTACTGTTTAGCTTTCTTGAACATAGACTAATAGACTTAACTTACTAACACCCCCCTTTAAGGGGGGGGTGTTAGTTACAACATAGAGGAATTAAAATGGCTAAGAGACAAATATATTTACCAGTATCAGAAGGTATAAGGCGTGGTTTGAAACAGGTTGGTTCTTCTAAAGATGTATCTAGGATTTTAGGATCTGCTGAAGAAGAGACTTTTCATGTTGGACCACAAAATAAACCTGTGTATATACCAGGTGCAAGTAGATTGACTGGTGGTCAACTTCAAGAACTGTTACATAAACAAACAGAGATAGCAGAAAAAGAAGCAAAGCAACAAGCAAAGAATCAACCGAAACAAGTTTCTAAAGCACAACTAGATGATTTAAAAGGCGCAATGAAATCTATAGCCGAATGGCGTAGACAAAAAAGAAACACAAGGTAGGTAATTGTGGCTGCTATACAAAGTAGAACTAGAGAACAAATAAGAAGAGCTGTTGCTGCTAACTTAGATCAGTTACCATCAAGTTCTGCAACTGGCAATGGTAGTACGACTACATTGCTAGACACAACTTTGATTGGTGGAGATGACGAGTACAATGGTGGATGGTTAGTATTTACTTCAGGGACAAATGATGGACTTATAAGGCGTGTCACAGACTACGCAAGTAGTACAGGTACCTTTACGTTTACTCCTGCTGCCTCTGCAAGCACAGCGACTAATGACACGTATGAATTTTGGAGATCAGAGTTTCCTCCTACAAGAATACATGAATTAATAAACGAATCTATCATACAAAGAACACCTAGAGGTTTAGTGCATGACGAGGATATAAGTAATCATGGTCACATACGTGACAGTAGGTATAGTATTCCATCAGATATGATTGCAGTATCTGCAATAGATTATAGGTATCGTTACGATTCTGAACAGATACAAGATGCAAATGTAGTATGGGGTACCAAAGATGCTGATGTAACACTTACTCTTGATACAGAAGATTTTAAAGCACATAGTGGTGCGTTAAGAATAGAAACAACTACTTCTTTGAGTGATGGTGATGTACTAGCATCACAGGCTATAAGCAGTACAGACTTACGAGGTATGAATGCAGTAGAGTTTTTCTTCAAATCAACAACTGCGATAAGTGCTGGTACTTACACTTTATGTTTAGGTAATGCGTCAACCTTGGCAAGTTCTCCTACTATTATGGAAACACTAAGTATTCCTGCTGTATCTGCTAGGACTTGGACATATTGCAGAGTTAGTTTAGCAAACCCAGAATTAGATGGTGCAATCCTTTCTGTTGGTATTAAAACTGCAGAAGGTACGCCTCAAGCAAGATACATACATATCAATGACATCAAAGCAGTCAACACAGAGTCTGCTTTATTTAACAGGTTGTGGTCAGGTTCTTACAGGATAGATAGAGAAGCAAGAGAAATTTATCTTACAGAACAAGCAAGAAAAGAAGTAGGTTATAGTTTAATAAGAATGGTTGGATATAAACTTCCAACATTACTTAGCACAGATGCTACTGCTTGTGAGATAGATCCATCACTTGTAAGTGCAAGAGCAACAAGTAAAGCGCTGTTTAGTTTAGCCAGGGGAAGTGTAACTGATCCTGATGATAACGATAGACGTGCTGCGTATTTTGAAGGAGTAGCAGCTCAATCTGAGCGATCACTACCAATGTTAAAACCTGGTACTAAGATGGTGGACTAATGGCATCAGTAATTAGCAAGAATGAAATATTACTAAATAGTCAAAGGTATCGTATATCAGGACCAGTTCGTAAGACGTTGGTCAGTATTGCTGCACCCAGGTTTACTATTGGTGACACACAAAGAGGTGCAGATCCAAGAGCATCTATACTTACACAGAATGATTTTAGAGGTGGTATAGGTTGGGAAAGAGGATTAGATCCTGGCACGATAGACAGAGTATGGTGGTCTACTTGTCAGACTAGATACAAAGGTCATTTGTTACTACCAAGAAAACTAAATGCAGCAACTTCTGCTTTATCAAGTGGTACTACAATATCAGGATCTATAATATCTATTATTGGCTTTCAAAGTTCTGGTGCTTCTAGTGAAGAAATATATGCAATCTTTGGTGATAACAAAGTTTATATGTACAATAATGCAAGTGATAACTGGGGATCTGGAGCATTGAATGGTGGTGCTGCACTTACTAACCCTACTGAAGAAGCCATTGTTTTTACAGATGCTACTGCTTCTTATTTAATATTTGCTAGGGGAGATTCAGGATATTCATATACAACAAATGGTAGTACATTTTCTCATGCAAACGCTTCAGATGATGTAAAAAATAAAGTGGCATTCTTTACAATATGGCATGGACAATTGTGGGGTATAAAGAAAGATGGAACATTATTACAATGGGCATTAGGACCAACTCAACTTGCTACTCCAAAAGCACGACTACCATTACCAGAGGATTCAGTAACTGGTTTATTGGTATATCGAGATGCAGCTGGTAGTCCTATCATATATGCAACAACTAAGTTGGGATTATGGGCATATGATGAAACAAATAATAGATGGGAAGAAACAGAACTTCGTGTACCTTTCCATCAAGCAGGTGGTAAGGGTGCTATAGTTTGGAGAGACTCAATATATTTCCCAGCAGGTAATGCTTTGTATAGATACCAAACAGGCTCAAATACAGCAGTTGTGAGTTTGGTTGGCTTTGATAGAGACCATGGATTGCCATCAGGATATTCTGGGGAAATAACAAAACTTATAGGTACTCATAATGATTTACTTGTATTTTTAAATGGAGCTGTTACACAAGAATATTCTGGTCATGCAACTGGTAGGCAGTCATCAGGTATTGGTGGAACATCACCAGTTGTTTCTGGAAGAGGTAAAGCAGCAGTATTAGGATGGAATGAAACTGCATGGGAAGTAATATGGGCAGGGGAGGACACTTTGCCACTTACATCAGGGCATGTAGGTTCTGCATATAGCAAATACAGATTGTGGTTTGGTTTTGGTAGTGTTGTGTACTGGATAAAACTGCAAACAGATATTATAAACCCAGATCAAATAGAAGATTTTGAATACGATACTGGTGGGGGAACTATGGAAACACCATTCTTTGATGGAGGAGATGCTGCAAATAACAAGACTGCTATATCATTACGAGCTATCACAAGTAACTGTTCTACCAATGTTAACATTCAAATAGAATATGCTACAGATTTTAATGTATCGTATACAAGTATGGGAACTATTACAACAAATGGAGTTACAACTTACAGCTTTGGATCTGGTGCAGGTGTAGACTTTTCTTCAATAAAGTTTAGGGTTACTATGTCTAGTAACAACATAGCAAGCAGTCCTGATTTAAACTTGATAGAACTAAGATTTAGGGAAAAAATTCCCCCAAAGTTTGGTTTTAGTGTCAATATAGACGCATCTAAAACATTTGCTGGGAAATCTGTAAAAGAACAAATAGATAACATAACAACTGTTATAAATACTAACACGTTAGTACCATTTACTTATAAAGACAATGATTCAAGTAGGACTTATAATGTAGACTTAATAGCAGCATCTGGCTTTGAGTATACTGGTTTAGATGAAAGGGGACAGATGCAATTACAGTTAGTTGAGTTATAATGGCAGAGAGGATAGTAGAAATACCAACACCTGAATGGTGGGTAGGAAGTGGACCAGAGTATCTTTGTTGGCAGGCTCTGCTAAAATTAGGGTTGAAGCCTGATATAGATTTTCAATATCAGTCTCAGCTAGCAGGAGGCAGATTAGATAAAGGTGGTAGGGTTATAGATTTTTTGATCTTTAATCCACCAAATATAGCAATAAATGTTCAAGGAGTGTATTATCACTACGAGAAAGGAGCAGCTGTAAGACAGTCTGACATATTGACAAGAGCATTTCTGGCAGCAGAAGGCATCAATCTTATATTCATTGATGAAGATGATTTGATAGATGATGCAAGAAGAATAGTAGGTGATGCTCTAGCTGGTATAGATAGATCAAGAGCTGGAAGATAAATTATGGCAATGACGTTAACAGGGTTTGTATTTAATGCTGCAGGTGGTCCAATATCAGGAGCAACTGTACAAGGTTATGTAAGTGCAGATGACCAGTCAAGTGGTACTACAGCAGGAGCTGCTGTACAAACAGATCCAAATGGTAAATGGGAAATAACTACTTCAAATGCAGCACACATACCAATGGATGTAAAAATTACATTTGGTGATAGTGTACGTTGGTTGAAAGCAGCAGATAGTATAAACGTATCTAAACTAACACTAACAGATACTTTAACTGTTGGTGAAGATGACGTAGGATTTGATGTAATTTTTTATGGGGAAACTGCTTCTGCTAACATGACATGGGATGCGTCAGCAGATGACCTTATCCTTAATGGTGCAGCTAGAATAGTTGTCCCTGATGGGCAGTTAGTTCTAGGCAGTACAGCTGTTTCATCTACAGCAGCAGAACTAAATATTCTTGATGGAGTTACTGCTACAGCATCAGAACTAAACTTGTTGGATGGTGGTACATCTGTAGGTGGATCAATCACAATAGCAGATAGTGATGGCTTTGTTGTTAATGATGGAGGGACAATGAAAACAATCCCTGCCTCAGATATAAGCACATATGTTGCAGCCTCTGTAGGAGACATAACAGCAGTATCTTTAACAGGAGATAGTGGTGGAGCATTAAGTGTTGCATCTGGAACTGCTGGGTTTACACTTACAGGTGGAACAGGAATTGATACTTCAGGTTCAGGCACTACAATAACTATAACAGGAAGTGATGCAAGTACGTCTGCTAAGGGTATTGCTCAATTTAGTTCTGATAACTTTGCTGCATCTAGTGGTACTATAACAATTAAAGATGGTGGTATCGTAACAGCAGAGTTAGCAGCAGATGCAGTTACAAGTGCAAAATTAGCAGACAATGCTGTTGTTACTGATAATATTACTGATGCTAATGTAACTCTTGCAAAGATAGCCAATGCTGCAGCTAATACTGTTATTGTTAGAGATGCAAATAGTTCTGGTGTTCTTTCAGCAAAAGCAGTTGCTGACACACAAATTCTTATAGGTGATGGAACTGGATTTACTGCAGCTAGTTTATCAGGTGATGCTACTATGGCTAATGATGGAACTGTTGCTATAGGATCTGGAGTTATAGTTGATGCAGATGTAAACGCTAGTGCTGCTATTGCAATTTCTAAAACTGCACTTGTAGCAGGAACAAACATTAGTTTATCCACAAACACTTTGAATGTTGATGACGCATTTTTAAAAAATGATGCAGACGATACTACTACAGGAATAATTACTGCAGGTGGTGTTGTTTTATCTGATAGTAAACATATGGAGTTTGCATCAAGTGCTGGTACTCCAGGTACAGATAATACTGTCCAAGGAATAGTTATAGAATTTTTAGCAGCAGAAGCAATTACCCAGTTTGATGCAGTATATGTAAGCACTACAACTGGTAGAGTCGGTAGAGCAGATGCAAATGATAATGCTAAATTACCTGCAATAGGTATAGCAATCGAAGCACAAGGTAGTGCAGGTAGTTCTGTTAGAGTTTTGACACATGGTGTTTACAGAGATGATGGTGGTTTTGGTGGTAATATGACTATTGGAGATGATTTATTTGTTTCTGAAACTCCAGGCACTTTAACAACAACTGCACCGAGTGATGATGGAGACTTTGTGCAACTTATGGGAGTTGCTATAGGACAAAGAAGTGCATTTATTAACCCTGACTTAACAGTAATAGAACGAGCATAATGGCTAATCAGATAGACAAACTAAGTAGTATAGCAATAACAAGTATTGAAAAAGTAAATACTTTGACAGATGCAAACATAGAAAAAATTAATGCTTTAGAGTTTGCTGGTTACTCTGCATTGACCTGGACTAATGATGATGATTTTGGAGAAGCAAGACAACAATCTACATCTGCAGGAACAGCAGGAGCTGCCTTTGTAATGGGTGGATATAATGGTAGTTCACAAGTAGCAACAACAAAATACCATGATGGCAATAGTTGGGCAGCCAAAGCAAGTATGAGTGGTGCTAGAGATTCTTCAGGTGGATGTGGTACTTTTGCATTGGCATTAGATTGTGGTGGATTTATAAGTGGAGATGAATCACAAACAACAGAGTTGTATCAGGGTACTGGTGGTAGCGCAAACACTTGGACAACAGCAACAAGTAACAATATGAAAGTAGGTTCTTATGGTCCTACAGTATTTGGTACACAATCAGCAGCTATGTGGTGTGGTGGCAAGAAATTTGGTGGAGATGCAGCAACCTTTATTACAAATTCAGAGGAGTTTAATGGTAGTGCGTGGACAGCTCATACTGCTACAAATGATTTAGATATAGGTATTGAGGGTAATGCTGGTGGTGCTGGTACTTCAGCAGCAGGGTTAATTTTTGGTGGTAACGTAAGTGGTCCAGCACATACTAATGGCACACAAAAATGGAATGGTACTACATGGGAAGCTGGTAACAACATGGGTACTGCAAGAAGATACAACTCAGGATTTGGCACATCTACAAGAGCGTGGACACAAGGTGGTACAAGCGCCCATGGTAGTAGTTATATTACTTTGAATACTACAGAAACTTTTGATGGAACTAATTGGGCATCAGACACAAATTTAAATACAAATGTAGGATTACAAAGTCATGGTTGTCACGTTGGTTCTGCAAGAACAGGTTTTGTTGTAGGTGGGTTAGAAAGAGATGCTACTGATGGCACAGGACAAGCATTAATACAAACATACCAAAGAGCATCATAGGAGTTATTATGTTATACGCAGAAGGAAAGATTGATGAAATAACTGCAACAGATAGATCTAATGGTGTAAACCCTGTACAATTTCAAAACATTGTAGTAGTAGAGGATACTTCTGCAGGTGCAGCATGGCTTACAAGAAACAGTTTGACTTCTATTACACAGAGTGCAGCTCAAACAATCTATGATAATTTTATGGATAATCTACTAGCAAGTTGGGAAGATGACGAAAGAATAAAACCTAGTAAGGAAACATTACCATCATGAACGAGATAGCAAAATTAAAAAACGTACACCCTTTAGTAAAATCAGATCTGCAAAAACAATTAGCAAAACTACAACCTGAACTAGATGAAGGTTTAGTAAAGCGACAGTATTGGAGAACACCAACTGAGGCTAGGTTTAGTGTACTAAATGATGCTTCATTTCCTACGAATGCTAGTAAGTATTGGCAATGCGTAAGAGAACAAGCAGTTCACTACACAGAA